ATATATAACTATAAACATTAAACTATTATGAAGACGTTTTGCGCAAGCTGTGGGTATGGTGCTGAATATTCAGGAAAAAAACCGAGCTTCTGTTGCTCGTGTGGTCATCCATATGATGCAGCCTTTAAAAAAACTCCCGTTAATCAAGTAACTTCTACACCCGCTATAGCAAGAGTGGGCGATGGAAAAAGATCTTCCGATTACGAATACGACGATGAAGAGGTCTATACGGGACCAACGGTTAAATTTAGGAAACCTTCATTAGCCAGTACAAAAATTAGTATTGGACGTTTTATGAAAACCGACGATTTAAAGACAATGGGGCCAGACGCCAGAATTGAAAGAGGACAACAATTATCCCTTGAGGAATTAAACAAGAATAGTAGTGGCGCGATTGAATCTACTCGATCCAATGCTAATGTTCTTAGTAACTTACTAAAAGTTACGGCTCAAAATACGGTTCACGAGCAGCAAAAAACAAACTAATCGATGCTTCTGACTTTTGAGGAGAGGCTTCCTGAAATAGAAAAAATTGTAGATAGTAGGAAATCAAAATGGTATCTTTCTACAATAGCTTGGGAAGATGTGAGGCAGATCTTATTGATTAGAATTTTTAACAAATATCATCTTTACGACGGGGAAAAAGGAGAATTTATTCGTTGGGCTAATCGCTTGATTACGAATGCAATAAGAAGTTTGCTAAGAGATAACTTATATAAATATTCGAGACCCTGTATTCAGGGAAGAGGGTGTGTTTATAATTTGGGCGAAGAATTTTGCTCTTATACAAAAAGTGGTAAACAATGCGCCGAATGTCCTTTGTTCGCTAAGTGGAAAAATAAAAAAGGAAATCAGTATAATGTAAAACAATCGCTACCTCTTCAAAACCACATTCAGGAAGTCAATAATATTCAACACGACTTTATTGAAATTGATAGTGCCAAAGTAATAATTGATGAAAAAATGAAAGAAACGCTAAAGCCTTATGAATATAGTATTTATAAATTAATCTATATTGAAAATAAAAGTGAGCAAGAGGCTGGAAAAATTTTAGACTACAAAAAATGCAATAATAGTGATATTCCAGGATATCAAATTATTCGTAAGGTAAAAAAACGAATTGTTGAAAGAGCGAGAGAAATTATAAATGAAGAGGGTTTAGTATAATGGCCGAAGAAGAATACGAATTAACAAAAGCGGATAAAAAATACATTTTAGATAATGTTTCTACTACTGACTTAGTTACAATGACCCGGTACATTACCGGTGATGAAAAAGCAGACGGACGTAATAAAATTGGTAAGAAGATTAGAATTTTTGCTTCAGAATCCGGTTTAGAAATTGAGACTTCCCGGTACAGAAAGAAAGATCCGTACATACTAGAAGTCGAAGCCCAACAATTCATTGAGTCCAACATAGGAAAAATGGAATGGATGGAAATGGCTAAACATATATTTCAAGATAAGGGTATCGCGTCAAGGGACATGCGTGCTCAGGCGGTCTATAATTACATTAAAGAGGTCGCCCCTACCTATATCCGCTCTAACGATGAAATAGTGGATGAAGAAACCTACGAAGCGCCTAAGAGTCTTTATCATTTAGTCAATGTTGTGAATAGATATGTACAGAATCCAAATGATGAACTGAAAATGTATTATGAAAATATTCGTTGCCATGACGATATTAAAAAGCTTCCAAGTCAAGAAATAAAGAATCTTAGGGCACTTCATGGGTTTATGAAGATTCGTAGGTTTAGCATTCAAGCGAGTGGTTATAAAAAAAAGCACTTGAGGGATCTTTTCGAATCAACTTTTGTAGGACATACCTACGACAAACCGGACTTATTAAGAGAAGAGGTGGAGCAATATATCTCATTGGCGGCTGAAACAGTTACTTGTGTAAGTATAGAAGCTCAAATTCAGATGCTGGAAATTCAAATCGACGAAACTCTTAATGATAACTCTATAGATGCTAAACGACTTAGTATGACCTATGTTGAGTTGTTAGATAAATCTAGAAGAAATTTAGATTCTGCCAAAAAACAAGTCGCTGATCTTCAAGATTCTCTCGTTGGCTCTCGCGCCACTCGGCATAAAAATCGTCTAGCCGCTACATCCAATCTCCACGAATTCATCAAGATGTGGAAAGAAAAGGCTGGTAGAGAACTTATGTTGCAGGCCGCAAGGGACAGACAAGCTTTACTGAGTGAAGAAGTTGAGCGTTTGTCAGCCTTGGATACTATTAAAGCACATATATTTGGGCTTGACCCGAAGAGCATTATTAAGTAAAATAAAGAATAAATGGCATTTGTTTGTTTGGTGGATAAGACAGAATTTGATGATTTGGATGCCCTGCACTATCATCTTAAAGAGCTAAAAGTTTCCCAGAAGACTTACTATCTTCAATATTGCAACAAGAAGGATTTATTAACGGGAGAGACGTTGGAATTTAAGTCTGTCGAACAGTATTTAAGCAACGACTTCCAAGACAAGAATAACCTTAAAAAATACCTCAAAACAAACGTCGAAGAGGGAAAAAAATGGTCTCTTAACTGGCTTAAATTGAGGAAGGAATCGAAAAATCTTCGGTGGGCTCCCTCGCAGGTTGAATTAAGATCCCTTCCGTGTCCAACAATTCCTTATTTTGATTTTATCGGTGGCTATAATAAAATTTGTACTGAAATGGGTATGCAGTTAAAATATACCAACGAAGATTTGGTATTTAAAAAACTCCCAGTTGAGGCAAAGATTATTGTGGATAGTCGAGAACAAAAACCGCTATCTTTTAATAACTCGGTTATTGAGGCCGTAAACGTTGGCGATTATGCGCTAACAAAACCATATGATAAAAAAATCTACGTAGAGAGAAAGAGTCTATTGGATTTTATAGGTACGCTTACAAAAGATCTTGGACGCTTCGAAAGAGAAATAGAACGAGCTGTTAAAGATAAGAGCTATATTGTTATGTTAGTCGAGAACGACATTAATGACTGTTTGGGTTTTACCTTTCTGGCCAAAAAATACATTGGTTTACGATATGTAAAAACCACGCCAGCACATGTATTTAAAAATTTGAGAGATTTGCTCCAGAAATATGATAACTTCCAAGTTCTATTCGTCAATGGACGTATCGAAGCGAAAAATGGCGTGATTAAGATTTTTGAGTTGGGTGAACAAGTAAAGAAGACTGACCTTCAGTTATTCTATGAACTAAAAAAGTTAGTATTATTATAAATTATGGCTTGGGACGCAGGAAAAAATCGTATAAAGAAATGGGAAGATACAAATGAAAAGTTATCGCAACTAGAAGGAGAGTTAACTGATCAGGAGGCTATGGAGACTTTCGCCGAATACTTGTTTGCCAATCCAAGTATTTGTTTGGAATTATTGGCAAATTTAAAAATTTACCCCCTTCAAGAGCTAATGATAAAGGGATGGATGAGAAATGATTATTCGATGGCAATTTGGGGCCGAGGCATGAGTAAATGCATAGACATTAATAGCTCAGTATTAACGAACAAGGGAATTATTCCAATAAAAAATGTGGAAGTTGGCGATAATATTTATGCCGAAAAGGGCGTTCAAAAAGTATTAAATAAATGGTTTAATCCAGAAGAAGACGGATTTAAAGTTACGACAAAAAAAGGCTATAGTTTTATCGCAAAGAAGGGTCATAAATTTAAAATTTACGATCCAGAAACATTTGAAACCAAGTTTATAAATATAGAAGATACTCGTTTAGAGAATCTTATTCCAATAAAAGTCGGTCCTAATTACTGGGGAAATCAAAGTTTAGATTTTGATAGTAAGGTGAAAGAAAAATTTTTAGTTAATATTGAAAACGATTTAGACTTTTATTATTATATTGGACGGCTCTTAGGAGACGATTGTACTACTCACAAAATTGGAATTACATCTCCTGATAAAGAAATGATTGATTTTTTAATAGATTATTACAAGAAGATAGCACCAGAAAATAATATTGAACAGTATAAAAAAGTTGATAATGAAACATCCGGCGCATGTATTTCTAACCAAAACCTAACATGTGTTTTAGAGTCTCTTGGCTTTGATTTATCATTACATTCGGTCTATAAAAAAATTCCCTCTAAACTATTATCTGTTTCGGGTGATAAAATTGCTATGATTCTTCGGGGTCTTTTCGATACCGGCGGTTACGTTTCATTGATGGAGAAGGAGGAAAAGAAATCTATTAGTTGTCTAATCGGGTATAGTTCTTCTTCTAAAGAAATGGCTAAACAGGTTCATACATTGTTGCTGAATTTCGGTGTTGTCTCTTCATTCGCTTTGCATTCGTCTGGAGAAAAAAATAAACTGGTAAATGGACAATTCTGCGAAACTCAAGACGATTATAAGGTGATTATTACTGGGAGTAAATATATAGAAAAATTCAATCAAATTATTGGGTTCGGATTAACCAGAAAACGAGAGAGAGTTGAAAAATATTTAGCTCTAAAGAATCCAAAGAGTCTTTATTTTGATAATGTTATACCGAATCTCAGGAAAGCTTTGAAGAAAAAATTTACTCACTGTGGATTTAAAAAAGAAGAGTTTGAGCTACACGATTCAATGAATCTAGAAAAACTTAAGGAGATTTTTCCATTAATCCCAGAAGGTAAAGAAAAAAATAGCCTTAAAGAGCTAATAGATAGCGATTTTTATATCGATAAAATTGAATCTATAATACCGTGGAAAACTCAAACTTGTGATATAACAGTAGACAAAGAAGAGTGTTATTGGTCAGATGGAGCTATTCATCATAATAGCTTCACGGCAGCAGTTTTCTGTCTTTTTTGGTCAGTCTTCAACCCCGATAATCGTATCATTCTAATTTCGTTCGTCTTTCGTGCGACCAGAAGAATTCTTGAACAAATCGAAAAGTTTGTAAACGCAGATGGGGCTCATAATATTAAAAGTTGTTTTCCTAGCGATTTGCAAAAGAGAAACGATGAATGGAAATGGGCATTGCCAAATGGGGCTTCTATTGTTTGTTTACCTTTGGGCGATGGAACAAAGATTCGTGGTTTCCGTGCAGATACTCTCATTATCGATGAGTATAATTACATGAATTCTAATGTTATTACAGAAGTAATTCAACCATTCCTCGTCTCCTCAAATAATGTTTCCTCACAAATGGAAATTGATCGTATCGAAGACAAACTAGTGGCACAGGGAAAAATAAGAAATGACCAGAGAACAACTTTAGATGAAAATATTAAAGTTATCGCCTTAAGTTCGGCTGGTTTCCAGTTCGAAGACATGTACAAAAAGTATTCTTATTGGGTGTCCAATATTATGGAAGGAGGTATTACAAAGAGAGACAGTGGCGAAGAGGAGGTGAGGCTTGGTGTTGGTGAAAATATTTCCTATTTTGTTTCAAGACTCAGTTATGAAGCCGCTCCCAAGGGATTGTTAAATGCAAAAGTTATTGAAGAGGCACGACAAGGCGCTAGTCAAAGCGTTTTCGATAGAGAATATAGGGCAATTTTCACAGCAGACTCGGACTCTTACTATTCTGCTAAAAAAATGGTAGAATGCACAATCCCAAATGGCCAATCGCCATGTATGGAAATAGAGGGCGATAATGGATCGGAATATATTCTTTCAATCGATCCATCTTTCTCTTCGGCAGAGCACTCTGACTATTTTGCAATGGTTATTTTAAAAATCGTCAAGAAAGACGGGAAGAAAATTCCCCTTCTTGTGCATTGTTACGCAGTTGCGGGCGGAAGTCTTAAAGATCATACTCTTTATTTATATTTTTTACTTAAAAAATTTAATGTAGTTTATGTAGCTATTGACTCTTCTGGTGGAGATAGTAATGAATTTATTAATTCTTCAAATAATTCTAAACTATTTAAAGATAGTAAAATAGAATTATTGGACATACAAGCGGATTTTGCTAAACATGATAATTCTGATCTTATAAAAGAAATTAAAAAAAGTTATAACTTGCAGCAAAAAAGAATTGTACAAAAACAACATTTCGGCGCTGGTAATTTTTTAAGATCCGCAAATGAATATATGCAAGGTTGCTTTGATAGAAAGAATTTAATGTTTGCTGGTAAGATTAATAGTAATGCCAACGAACTTTCCAGAATATCGGGTACCAGTATGGATATACTAAAAGATCATAAATCCTTTAAAGATATTGATATCGAGGAATTTATCGAAGACCAAGATAATTGGATAGATGTCACAAAACAAGAATGCGCACTTATAGAAATTAGCACAAGCGCACTTGGAACAATGTCGTTTGATTTACCATTGTCTTTGCGAAGAAGTAAACAGGCGAATAGAGTGCGTAAGGACTTGTACTCAGCGTTGTTACTGGGAAATTGGGCGTTCAAACTATATATTGAATGTTTGAATGAGCCCGAGGTAAAGACTTTTGCGACTTTTGCTCCGTTTTTGGGATAATTGTACAATATTTTAACATTTAACTACTTTTGGGTGTAAATTAGATAGTATATAAAGTTAACAATTAAGACATTAAGCTATGATAAAACATAAATATGAAAAGAAAAATCTAGACTACTGGAAAAGAGTAGTGGCAGAAGAAGCGGTAGCTAAAGAAGTCGTACAAGCTATTATCTTGACGCAAAAAGCATACGCGGGCGTGGCTGTTGTCCGTAACACTATCCTCAGCGTTGTTACTGAGAAATTGGGCGTTCAAACTATATATTGAATGTTTGAATGAGCCCGAGGTAGATAGTATATAAAGTTAACAATTAAGACATTGAGCTATGACAAAACGTAAATATGAAAAGAAAAATCTAGACTACTGGAATAACGTTAAAAGAGTAGTGGTAGAAGAAGCGGTAGCTAAAGAAGTCGTACAAAGGCAATTGATGCCCACTCTAGATTATAAATTCGACGACAACGAGCATTTTACGGCTGTCGCAGCATGTGGCGGCGGCGCTTCTCGTTCATATAGAGACGGTGGATCGCCGGAAGTGTCACCTATAGATGCTTATGCTAATATCGATTCTCAAATTTTACCTTGGGAAACTTCTAACGGTAGAATTAGTATTTCTAGAGCTATTATCTTGGCGCAAAAAGCATACGCGGGCGTGGCTGTTGTCCGTAACACTATCGAATCCCAAGTTGAATTCAGTAATAGTAGGATTCATTTGAAGGGTTCGAATACAACTGCGAACGATTTTTATAAGGCGTGGTTCGACGTTATAGGACTATTTAAAGTCAAAGAGCAATTCTTTAGAGAGCGTTATTGTTCAGGTAACTGGTTTGTTTATAAAATGATGGGGAGAATTCCCGACTCCCAAATGGCAAAAGTAAAAGGAATTGGGGTGAAGGGGAATCTTATTCCAATTAGATATTATACTTTAAATCCTTCTCAAGTTTATTTACAAAATGGTTTAGGTTATTCTCCGGGGCAATGGGTAAAGATCATGAGTTCTTATGAAATTGATCGACTAAGATTTCCCCAAACAGACGAAGACAGACAGGTTTTTAATTCCCTACCTCCAGAAACGAAAGATTTAATTAAAAGAGGCGGGGGTTTGGGAGAGTTATACATTCCATTAGACCCGAAACGTTTACGATATGTATTTTACAAAAAACAAGATTACCAACCGATGGCTATTCCGATGGTTTATCCTGTATTAAACGATATCGAATGGAAGTTGGAATTAAAGAAAATGGATATGTCGTTGTCTCGTACAATTGAACAGGTGATTCTCTTAATTACAACTGGTGAAAAAACTGATCAATACGGCGGCGGCATCAATCCCGAAAATTTAGCGAATCTTAGAACAATTTTTAACAGCCAAACGTTGGGAAGGGTATTAGTCGCCGACTATACAACTAAGGCTGAATGGAAGATTCCCGACATCGGCGCTATTCTAGGACCAGAAAAGTATAAACAGGTAGAGCAAGATATTAAAGAGGGCCTTCAATCGATTATGATGGGAGACGATAAATTCGCAAATGCTCAAATTAAAGCGAAGGTCTTTATCGAAAGAATGAAAGAGGGCCAAGAGGCTTTTTTAAACGAATTCCTTATTCCCGAGATGCGGATTATCGCCGAACAAATGAACTTTAAGAGCATTCCAGAGGTAGAATTTGAAGAGATTGATATCACAGATCCGAGCGTCATGGCGAGAATCTTCTTACGCATGGCCGAAGTCGGTTTATTAACTCCTGATGAACTGAATACGGCGTTAACAAGTGGTGTTTTACCAGAATCTGAGACTTCCAAGCACTCTCAAACGGAATACAAAAAAGAGAGAGATAAGGGATTGTATGCGCCTCTAATCGGTGGTGCTAAAGATCCCGCTGCCGGTGCAAACGGGAGGCCGCAAGGCACTAAAGCGCCCCAATCTACAAAAAAGATGACGCCGCAAGGCACTAAAGGCTCTGATGTTGAAGAGGAAAATAGATATAGTCAGGCGAAATTTATTGAATTAGTCCCTATTGCCAACTCTCTTAAAAAATTAGTAAAAGCTGAATTGTGTAAAAAATACAAGCTTGACCAAAATACGTTAAATCATGAGCAAGAAGAGTTAGTGGAAACATTGACCAAATGTATCGTCGTCAATGAAAGTCCTGACGATTGGACGTCTAAAACCGCGAAGATGTATATTAAGGAACCAAAGATAATTAGCGATGATATCGGTAATGTTATCGATGATATTGCGGTGTCCCACGATTTATCGGGTTGGAATGCCTCTCTGGCATACAAATGTATAGTATAAAACGTTAGATTTTAAGTGTATTGCATTAATCATGCCTGAAACAGAAAAACTCTTTTCTAAATTTACCTCAACCGCAAAAGTTTTGACGAGTACGCCAGAGAACTTTGCGGAAGCGTCTTTGGAAAATTTAGCTAATGTTTTCAGTGAAAAAATTGTAGAAGATATTCAGAGAAACCCAGATTTACTATTTATCGCCTCGACTCTTCTTGAAATAGGTTATGCAAATAGAAACGGCGATGCAATTATGCCGTATGATTTTGTGCCGATATCCGATACTTTTAAAATGAAGTATATCGATTTGGAGCATAAGAGAAGCGATATAGTTGGGTCTATTAATGAGTGCGGGTTTACCTCCAATGGGATATATGTACAAAAAGATCTTGTTTCAAGACTCGTTGAATTGGGCGAAAGAGTTGAATTTGTTATTGGCGGCTATCTATGGAGGGTTGTTAATAAAGAATTATGCCAATTTATTGAAGAATCTTCTTCTTTAGAAGACGGAAGGGCGTCTACCTCATTTGAAATAATGTTTGAATATTATGACATTTGCGTGAGCCCGACCTTACGTGTTTTGGATGGAAAAATTTACGCCAAAGGTAGCAAAGAATTTAAACAATATAATTCAACTCTCAAATTTAAAAAAGGTTCGGGTAAAGTTGGGGATCTAAATGTCTTTCGTATCTTGCGAGGTCCTATTATTCCCGTTGGAGCCGGTTTAGTGGCGAATCCAGCAAGTGGTATTAAGGGTGTTTTGGCGCTTTACGGCACCGTCGTTATTGAAGAGGAATCCGTTGAACAAGAAACTGTAGACCACGAAGAAGAGGTCCCAGTTCCGGAGATCAAGAATAATGATGAAGAGCGGAACGATAATAAAGAAGAAGATGATGGCGAAAAGGGTGAAAAGCTAAAATTATTTACTAAAAAAGCTCTTTTCGACGGTAAAATACCCGAAGAAATGTGCGACGCCAATATAACTTCTTTTACTAATACCGTCATTTCTAACAATATTAGAATACCGAGTATAAATATAAACGATTTAAGTGTAAACACTAAAACAACAACTATAGAAAAAATTAGCAACATGCCGATTACCATTAAGAAAGTTGAAGACATCCAATCCAATTGGACTGAACTTCAGAAGCCCGAAGCACAAGCCTCGGTTGTTACCGAATTTATCAAAACTAAGCTAGAAGAGGAATCTCTTCGTTACGCTCAAGAGTTAAAAGCCAAAGAAGACGCGATTGCAAATGCTGAAACCCAAAAGGTCGCCGCTGATGAAAAAATTGCTAATCTTGAAGCCGCTCACGCTAGTTTACAGGCGAAATTAAGCGATTTAGAACAAAAGCAAGCCGCCGCTGATGCCCAATCCGCCTTTGATGGCAGAATGGCTGAGGTCGAAAACGAATTCGAATTAGACGAAGAATCTGAAAAGATCATCGTTGAAGAGGTCAGAGAACTTCCAACCGATGAAGCGTTTGCCAATTGGTTCGATAAGAAGAAAAAACTTCTAAAAGACAAGAGTAAGAAAGCAGTCAAGGAAAAGAAAGACAAAGCCGAAGCTGCTAAAGCCTCTGCAATCGCCGCTGGTGTAAAACCAGAAGCTTTTGCTGGTGAAGAAATCAACTTTGTTGAATTTCTATCCAATCTTAAAGAAGTAACCGCGAATGACGCCGTTACTAGTGTTGTTACACAGACACCAAATCTCAAAAACGAGATTCAGGCCAAATTCGCGAATAAAACTACCATTAATGGTAAAAAATTCAAGAAATAATAGATTTCCATCACAATTATATATAAAAAAATATTTTTTAGTGTATTAAATATCAACTATTCATAAGGATAAAACAAAATGTTACAAAACTTTACATATGCTTTACCGCTACGTGATTACTCTGATCACGATCTTCTCCAGTTCTACTCTCTAAATGGAACAGGCATGGGCGGTCTCTTCGTCATCGCAGAAACGGGTAATCAAAATCCGGTTCTCACCGCAGGACGCTATACCAATACCTCTGTAGGCGCTGCTTACGAAGGTACTACATCACTCCGTTACGAAAACCCACGCAAGGTTAGATTGGCTGGCTCTGGCGACAATCAATACAAGGTACTTGGCCTCATGCTATTTGGTACCGTTGAAACCGATGGAAACGGCCAAAGACTTATCCTCAACCCCAATCTTGCTAAAGAAATCGGTTGCGTGTATTCAGGTCAGACCACCCCTATCGCGTCTGCGGGTTATTTCCGTCTTCAGTTCGGCGCTTCAACTGGTATTCCAATTCCCGGCTTTGTCGGTATTATTCATAATACCCAACCCGGTAAGATTGCTTATGTCGATTCCGCGAACGTCTCTGACAAATCGCTAATCGTATGTAAGGTTCTCTCCAGCTCTGGTTCTGCTTTCGGTGGATATGCTGATGTTCAGCTAACACTTGGCTAATCATTAAGTACGGTTTATATAAAACTTAACTAAAAAGAAATTTAAAAATGTCTAAATATCAGATCAATATCGAACAAGACGCAGATCTTTCAAAGCTAATCAAAGGTCTTGGCTCCAGAAATAGAGCTGAGTTCGATGCAGCGATGGAAGCTGTTGCGGCTTATATCGGTGAAGTTATTCTACAGGTTGTAGAACAATCTCCGGTTATCTCCAACCTTTACACGACCGTTACCTACAATGAAGGTTCCGCTCCCTCACTACCCCTCGATGTATACTATGACATCAAGGATAAGAACTACCTCCAAGTTTGGACTCAGTCCATGCCCGGTGGTTTAGCCACTAACTTCGTTCACGGTTTGAACGAACTAATGGTTGCATGTTACGACATCATGAGCGCGGTTTCTATGCACAAGCGCTATGCTCGCGAAGCACGTCTCGACGTTCTTGCCGCGACCATGGAACGTATGGCACAGGAAATCCTAGTTGTACAGGAAACGAATGGTGCTAATATCCTATTCGCAGCTGTTGCTCAAGCTCGTTATAATGCAGTCGGCGGTGCTTCAACCCCACAGGTTATTCGTTCGGCTGTCGCTAACATTTTCCAGATGGACGATTTCAATCGTATCATCACTCTCCTACAGAGAATCCGCCCATCATGGGTCGGTGGAACGCCTGTTGGTGGTAACACAATCTCACACCTCATTGGTTCACCTGAGTTCCATGAGCAGCTAAGATCAATCGCTTATCAACCTCAGAATACCCGCGCTGGTTCTTTGGCCACTAACGGTGCAACCGCTCTAGCGGCCCCTGATGCTGTTCGTGATAATATCTTCACTACCGCTGGTAATCCTAATTTCTTCGGCGTTGAATTGGTCAACGTCTTCGAAATGGGTGTTGCTCAACCATACAATCAGTTGTTTGCTGATTACATCGGTGCTACAACCTTCCAAGGCTACGGTGGCGGCTCTAATGCTGTTTTCTCTCCTACAACCGAAGAAGTTGTGCTAGCTCTATCTCTCAACTCGAACCGCAGAGCGCTAACCCGCCTTGTCGAACGTGGTGCGGAAAATGGCGCGACCTTAACTGTTCGCCCTGATGACTCATTCCCAATGAGAGCCGATAAGGTCGGTTTCTATGGTTCTCTTCGTGAAGGGCGCGTCAGTCTTGACAGCCGCCATTTGGCTGCAATTGTATTCTAGTTCTTACTAAATAACAATTTGTAAAAGATTGTAACATTATTGAAGGCCGAGTTAACTCTCGGCTTTCTTTTTGTATTATATCCATGGCACATAGCAACAATAACAGAATTTAAAATGAATGGCTGGAATAATTTGGGAAGATTGCGAAGATATTAAATTAATAGAGTTAGTTTCTTTAGGGAAATATACATTTCAAGAAATGACAGCTTGGATGTCAAATAGAACAGCAAGTGCTTTACAATCAAGATCCTCTATTTTGGGGCTTCAAAATAACTATCAATGGCATCAATATGAATTTGATAAAAATTTCTTCGAGACGCCGAATAATAGAAATTGTTTTTGGGCTGGATGGTTGGCCGCAGACGGCAACTTCGAAAATTATTGCGGGGAAAGATATGCTCTAAGATGGTCTATACACCAACAAGATATCGAAATGATGGAGTTATTTAAATCGGACATAAAGTTTACTGGGCCAATAACTAAGTTCACGAAAAAATTAAAAACGGGGGTGTTATCGCCACATGCGGTTATTCGGATTAATCAGGTGGATATTCAAAAATACCATTTGTATAAATGGGGAATGATCCCAAATAAGACTTACCGATTACCTCCCTCAATTTTAGAAACATTGGAACTAAAACTGGCTTTTATCGTCGGCTATATTAATGGGGATGGCTGTATAAATTATTACAAAAGTAAAAAGGGGAAAGAAAACTTTTGTATTAAATTTACTAATTCGTCGTTGCAAATTCTTCAGTGGATTAAACAGATTGCGGAAGATTTCAACTTTCCGAAACTTAAAAATAAAAAGAAGCCAATTCGAAAGATCGGCAAAACAAATTGCTATGAAGTAGTCTTTAATGGTTTGGAAGCCGCTTCCCTATTCAAACTCTTAAAAACTGTACATGTACCAAGTCTGGCGCGAAAATGGGAAAACCCTGAAATCTTAGAATATATCGAAAGAATTTTAAAATAAATATATAAGTTTATAACGAAGTGGTGTATTGTATATTGCTAACTAGAATTTTAAGGTAAAAGGAAAATATAATATATGGCAAAGAAAATTAAGATCAAAAATCAAATCGTTAATCCAGCCGTAGCTTCCGCTACATCAAAAACAGTTCCGGCCCCAAGCCATCGCCCCCGTAAAGTAGTTATAGGCGAAACCCCCGCGCCAACGCCGTTTACAAAGAAACAGCAAACGCATGGTAACATTGAAGAGGGTCCGGCTATCTTCGCTTATTTAAAGGGGCGAGAGTTTCCGTATACAGAAAAGACACTTAAGGAATATCAATTGTCATTAGCTAAGATGAGTAAGAATCAGCTTCACGAAGAAATGATGAAGGTAAATTTGATTCCGAATATTACCGAAAGAACCGAAATCGTTCTTAGGCTTGAAAAAGCTTATCTTGAAAAACAAGCGAGTTTTCTTCTTCGCTATACGAAATCAGCAATTCCCGCCAGTGACGGCGGTATTGATGCAGATCGAGCGGCAAGTATAATTTCAATTCTTAATCGATAATCAAAAGGGCTGAATGTTTCAAAACATCGGTCTTTTTAGTGTATAATTACTACTATGAGTTGTGAGTATATTTTTGCATTAAGTACAGGTATCTGGCTAGAAATTGACGGCCCGTCTTCGATATCCGTTGCGTCAATTTCGGGAAGGCTCGTATCTTCTGGATTTCTTGGGCAATTAGATACACGGATAAATGGTTGTCATACTGTTGTTTCGGGATGTATCCAGCCTCCATTGAATATTGAAGAACAGGCTATTTACGAATACATGTATTTAGCCGGTTACTATAAAAAAAGATCTCTACAATCTTTTGGTAGCGCTTCTCCAGATAATCCAATGGCGGGCATCGAGTGGACTAGAATTCAAGAAAACGATAGCGTTGTCTCCAGAGCAAACCCGAACGAAATTGCAAAATTCTGGAGAACGCTCTATAATGATGCAAATATTGAAGTTAACCGCCTAGTTGATCTTTATAAGAGAAACCGTTCTGCGGCTTCATCGGTAGACTATATTACGATTAATCAGTACGGCGGTAATGGCGTAGACGGTGGATCGAGAAATTATCCGTCTTCATAATAAAAAGACATTGTGTTTAGATACAACACACATAGCGCTTTAATTTCATCAGGGGACATTACATCGTTACAAACTGGCGATGGAGATATCCTTCAAATTAGCCGTGTTCAAGATTGCACCATTGGTTTTGAAACACCAACGGATACGATCACATTTCTTGATACTAATATTGAGCTAGTGAGATTACAAGTTCCAACGGTAAATGTCACCTTAGAATATTTGACTACGAATGGCATGAACGAAAGAAATATTGGATTTGTTACCAATGGAACTTCGGGTGCATTCATAAAATTAGATCAAGAGAGAAATTTCTACTTTGTAGCCCAACAGGATAGCCAAGATGCTGCGGGCGGCAGTCTGGAAGCGAGGAACGTTTTGGCGGTTGGCAATGCACTTTTGCAAGGCTATACCTTTTCGGCGGCGGTTGGGGATTTTGCCCGTTCGACTTTAAACTATTCCGCTTTAAATATTTGTGTCAACGAAGGAAGTACTGGTTTGAATCCAGCTTTATCTTATACCGATGGGAGTGTTCTACCGGGAACCTATGCTCTACCCATAATCACGTCTCAAGTCACGGTCAATAGCCCGAACCCTGCCGATGATGTAACAGCAATTCACTCGAAAGACATTCTTTTAACGTTCTCTTCGGGCGCGGGAATGGGAGTCAATCTTTCGGGTTACTACGGTTGTCAATTGCAAAATTTTAATCTTTCGGTGTCGCTGGAAAGAGAATCGGCTATATCGATGGGGCAAAAGTATCCGGCATCCAGATCTATTGTTTATCCAATTACGATTGAATTACAAGCGGAAGCGCACATTGATCGTTTTACAAAAGAATGTTTGCGCCAATATTTTTGCGATGTGGAACAACATAGCGTTACAATAACACTTAAACAGCCTTGTTCCGAACTGGTTGCCTTCGAAATTGGCCTTAATAATCTTCGCTTAGCGAATCAATCTTTCGTTGCAACTATCGGAGAAATCGATGTTGTAAACTTTACTTGGCAAGGGGTCATTCGTTCAGCTTTCGATACCGGAGCGAATTTGTTTATTACCTCTTACGAGGGAACTGAATTATGGATTCAGGAAAGTTGTTTTCCCGTTACGGGAGTGGATATCAATGGAGATTTCTATTTTACGTCGGGCTGTTTCTACAGTAAATCTTTCGTTGAAAACATATTCCAGTACGGAACATAATTCATGGCGGATCTTCCTTTCAATCCTTTCTATAACGGGTATACGACAAGACAAAATATCTTAGCGTATGTCGATGGCCCCGATAATGTAGGGCAAGTTTTAACTTCTGGACAATTTTACTCTGGCCGTTGGGGAGGTTGGTATAGTATCGCGTCTCAATCATTTAAATATGCCAAAGCGTCGAACAACAGTTTTAATCTTACGGTAAATAGCGACGGAACCAATTTTGGAAATCTAATACCGCCAGCGACATCGAACATTCTTCGTATATCAAATGTCGGAATGGCATTTGATGAAAACGCGAATCCTGTGATGTCATTTCAAGATAACGGAGATTCTAATGTGGGATTTTTTAACCCGCCTTTGGTTACGGTTGCTACAACCGGATTAAGTCTCCAGTTTTCGGGAAAAAATGCCGTCTTGTTTGCAACGGTTCAAACGAACTATCCTTATGGAATTCCAAATTTTCTATATAAAAGATATCAGACAGGCGACGTAGCTTGTTATTACAGTATTGAAAATGATAAAATTTATTCTAGATATAAAAGTGAAAATTTCGCCATTCAGCGCTTAATGTCTTCTGGCGTTCCCAATAGCGGAATGGCATTTGCAAATATTAATGTCTATCCATTTATCGATAGAACGAGTCAAGAATATCCGCCGTTTCGAAAAGTATACTCGTCGATTTCCGCCGATGGAAGAACTTTAAGACTAATACAGGGCGCTCCAACAATCAATTTTGCCGCTGATACATTCCAAAATTATCTTAGTGGAGAAGCGCCAGCGGTTTTGGTTTCGGGCTATGGAAGATGGATCGTTTCGACTTTATTGGGTGCCACAGTTGGGAGACAATTCACCGCGCAGCCTCGGGTGCAAGACGATTTTGAAGCGTATTCGTCCGGAGAAATAGCTAATTTAATCAGCGGATATCTCGTTTACCCTCAGATTACAGTTCCGACAACCGGGAGGGTATACGTGCAAGGCTTACTCATTGAACCCTATACTGGTTATGCAACGGGGTATGATACTACTTTCGATAAAGGTTTTATAAATTTTAAAACGATTGTCGTCGCCACATCGGGGAGGTCTTATGACCCCGATTTATATTTCTTTGAGGGGTATGAAAATTATGCGTCGGGTTTAAGAAATACATTTCTTAGCTTCATCACTGGAAAACAATATAATGGTGTAAATGGAAGCGACGGGAGATCTTTTGCGGGATGGTCCCCATTGCAATTTTTAGGTATTCTTAGCGGGCTACAAAATCTGGGACTTGGACCCGCGCCTTTTACCGGAAGCGGGAGATTGAACATAGGAAATAACGATTTGATAACGAGAAATTATGTAGGATATCCCTATAAGGGAACCGGTATTTTCTTCAACAACAATGTATTTTCTTGGCAAAGACCTTTGGACCCCATTACCGATTTTACAGTTGAAATTGCCGCTTGGCCTAGTGGTTGGGCGACTTCAGATGCGAAAATTATTGAGGCAAATCCTGTCGCTGGTTTTTCCTTGGGGAGATATTCCACAACCAATAATGTCGCGTTTATACTAAATAATGTAACTCACACGGGCACATTTTCACTAGGTTTAAATGATTGGAATTTCTTATCGTTCTCTAGGAGTGGCGGCGTTGGTTCTCTCTATTGGAGCGGTAATCTTATGAATACTTTTCCAGTCAGCACGGGCGCTATTACGGGCGGCGTTACGGTTAGTTTCGGTAAAAACTTTACCTCAAACAGTCAAAGATTTCTTGGATACCTCGACGAATTTAGATTCTGGGATACGGTCCGAACCACCGGAGAGATTTATCGAGATTGGAATATTTTAATAAATCCACAACCTGATTTGATAGGCTATTTCTCGTTAAGAGACTACTCGTCTTGAACCTCCCCCGGCTAAAGCCGAGGGATTCTGAATCAGTGAATTGTTCTGCGGATGCAGAGCAATGCTCACGCGTATCGTTCGACAATGAGCGAACTGATTCGAAGCTTACAAGTAAAAAACGGAGAGTAAATAATTACACCCTTGGGTTTCTGTAAAGGAATTCCGCCCGCAGTAAAATCGTGGGTATACGGAGTTCCAGAGCTAATCCAAGTGTTATTTGGGTAGGCCGTGCCGCCAGCCATTTGGCGAGTCGCCAAAACATTTGGATCTGAAGTCTGGGTGATTCCTGCCGGGGTCGAATCCATAAAGGCGAAATTGATTCTGTTTGTGGAGGGATTGTATTTCATTCCAACCCCGTTTAAATTAGTAAAGCCCGTATTGTTTTGAGGCAAATAACTGTTACCGCCCGGCCTACCGGGGAATGTGGGGGCCGCACCCACGGTATTGGATCTAAAGACTCCGGTAAAATTTCCAGAAGTGCTAACGGCACCAACAAAGAATTCGTAGTGAATAGCGCCGTCTTCTAGTAAATAGCCAGCTTGAGTAGCCCTTACTTGAAAAGTAGAGGGAGATTGGTATGGATCAGTTGTTAGGCCGACAAAGGTTGTTCCGTTACTCGATCCATTGGCATTTGGAACGCCATAAAATTCTCGAATATTCCCCGTCCAACCAATAAACCCCATCCAATAGTTGTTAGAAGGGTTGCCAGCAGCCAAGTTCTCAACGAAGGAATTGGCAAGAAATTCATTATTACCCGTGACACTAACAATAGACAAAGCCATCCCCATGCGGATTTCCGTCCAATCATCGCCAAAATCGAAAGGATAGATAAGTGCCTCGCGAGGCTCTAAAATAAGCATTGTGTCGATCAGAGCGCCCGTTTGACCAAACTTTTTTTCGAAAATTATCGCCATATTATGTTATAAATACACTATTTTTTGAGGAGGTTATTGATATCTTTCTACTACCAAAGAATGAATTCTTGACCTACTAGAAAAATAAGGCGAATAAATAAACGCCGAATTAAGCTCGTTCGGGAAGTATCCAGTCATTGGTTGGCCTTGTATAAAGGAGGTGTTTAAAGAAGTGCTGATCAAACGTCTGCAACTAAAAACGCTATAGTCTGTTGTAAGTTCATCTGGACTAGAGTTTTGAGTGGTCGATAACCATCCGGTTCCGCTATAATTACTACCCCTTCTGAGGGTAATGCAATTAAATTTGGCATAAAGTCCGGCACTCGCCGCCGATGTAATCATGGTTCGGGGACCGTTTGCGTTAGTTACTCCATTGTATACGGTTCTTCCGCTGTAAGCGATTCCGTTATTGGCCACCCCACTGACAACCGCTAATCGGGCCGTTCCATTAAAATTGAAATAGTCAATATTTCCTTGGATACTATGTAGTAATCCCGGAATAGTTGTACACCCCGCGAAAACAACTCCAGTTTCTCCATTATATGGCAGTCTAAAAGAAGAATCTTTGAACCCAATAAAAAGCTGCCCTTGTGGGGAATTGTCTGTAATCGAATCATTAAATGCTCCGGGATAATTTTGATTATCATTTCCGTTTTGTGTTTGACTGACAAAAAAGCCCATACGAAGCTCTCTCCAATCACCGAAGTCGAAAGTATATAAAAGAGCTTCTCTCGGTTCTAATATAACGCATTTTTCACCTGATGCGACTGATTTTAAGAATATCGTTGCCATAATTTTGTTTTTTAGAGTTTTAAATAACCGATTAATCCCGCTGAATTAACGATAGAACCCGTTGCTCCAGAGGCAATTTCGTCTCGTGACCTCACGTAGTTCCAAATCCGAACTTCATCGATCCATCCCTGATATTGTTGAGAATTTCCATTAGTCATACGACGGCCAATAAAATAATCCCAATTGTTCAAAATCGTAAAATTAATTTGTGGCCCCGAATTTCTTCTCATCCCGCTGATATAAAAAGTTCCGCTTATACCGCTTTTCACAAACGCAACGTGTGTCCATGATTGCTCGGAAATTGAGACATCACAATTGAAGGCGCTTCCGGTAACACCAGCCCTAAGAAAGTCCGTGCTCGCGTTTCTACTTACAGTAAAACCAGATTGGCTATTGTGGTCGATCAATCTCGCATCAGCATCTCCCCAACCACTGCGTCTCATTTGGAATTCAACAGTAAAGTCATTGATAGCAGCCGGGTCTTTGTACAACTGTAAAAAAGTTCCGTTCCGCAAGAAAAGTCCCGATTCTTTATTATTATAACCAAGCCGAGTATTTCCTGCGCGATCCCATCCGCCAGTGAATATAAGACCCGACCCCGTGAATGTGGCTGGGGGCGATGCGCCGTGATTAACAAAACTTGTTCCCGTCACAATAAATACGGGGGGTATCCAACCCCAAATAGTCGTACCGGTTCCAAAATAAGGCATTGGCCCCGATGCTGTCCAGCCCGAATAAAGTCCGGTGAAAATTAAACTATCCCCTGTAACAATAGGATATTTTCTCCAATCATCCATTATAAACGAGTAAGCATTAAACGCCTTTCCTGTTGTATATAAGGGAACGGGTAGAGGATTAAAAACGCCGCTATAGTCGGTCGTAAAACCAGTCAGAGCGCCAGACGCATATTGGTCAAAAGGCTCTACGAAATATGAACTTGCTAAGAAACTGGTTCCCGTTGAAAATCCAGTTCGTGGAAGATTAAACCCATTTTCGTATACGAATCCAGATTTATAAGTATCCCTAAAACCATCATTATATATATCAAAGGCTTCATATAAACCCGTATATACGAGTAAAGCAAGATCGCTTTGAGAAAATAAAGTAAAAGGAAATGGGATCATCTTACTTAAAGTCTTTCGATAGGATGGCGCGGATTACAGTCCCATCATAAGCGCACGTAAGGGTATCCCTCGCTAGGGTATCGGGTGTTAAAGTTGGAATTGTTCCACCGGGAAACTTAAATACCGTATTATAAGTCAATGCCCGACCGCCACCCGCGTCTTGGTCTATGAACCAAATATATGTTGCGCCAGCGGCTAGATTGGTTGGAGCACCTAATATTCGAGACCCACCTAGGGTAACTTGAAAAACATTTCCCGTTAAACAGTCTGTAGCGATTGTCGCAGCGTCAACTAGGTTAATAATACCTTTATTGATATTCGCACGAGAGGTTGTCGGACTTGTGACTTCCCTTAAATTACCCGTGATAGTGAGTAGATCCCCGCTGATCGTTATCGAATTAGATCCACGGAAAATCGAAAGACCGTGACCTGACCTTAAGATGTCGCCACTGATCGTAATCGTCTGCCCGTCTTGAGTATAATTTAAGAAACCCGTACTCTTTAATATAACCCCTGCTTCGATAAAAGGGTTATCATTCGAACGTATCCCAGTGACGCCAAGATTGGTTCGCATTACAATCGGCCCATAGATAGGGCAACCGCTGACACCAAATGAGTCGATGATTGAATACCATAACTTGTACGCTCCCGTCATGCGATGGGTGATAAATCCCGCGACGGATTGACTTTCACCGCTCTTATTTTGAAAAGTCGGAGTTAAATCGGGAACATCGTTGCTGTACCAAAAGTAAACCCCACTAATGTCTGTATCTCTGGGATCAGGGTCAATGTTATATTGAAACCCACCATTCGCACCATAAAAACCTGAATTTATAGGGGATCGCGGAGCGGGATTGGTAATATTGATTGCACCACCGACAATTGTAGAGCCGAAAATGTCGCTAGTTTCCACTTGAAACTTCCAAGTTCTCAAGCGCCCCCCGGTGAAATTATAAATAATTCCTGTAGGAATATCGAAGTGCGTAATACTTGGATCTTCAACAATGTAAGGTTGGGAAATTTGAGTCCCGCCAACGGTCATTGCAGTTAATCTATATGTATCTAAAAATTGAACCTTTGGATCAGGATTTCCATTTGTATCGTAAATAGTGTCCCATGAAATTCCGGGTTGAACACCGAAATAACCCGTTGTAATACCGGACGAGTTGGGTGAAACTGTATTTGGATCTCCGTTAAAATAAACCGATAAACCAGTAACAACGGGAGGTCCGCCTACAGGATTTGTTGTAGGAACAACATAAAAACCAGAGACGAATGTTGACTCCTTACCTCCGTAAGAGACTGCCCCTAGAAGGAAATTATGCCTTCCAGTTTTAATTACTGGATAAGTTGTATTTCGAGATTGGGGATTCGCAAAGTTAATCCAGTTCCCACCGTGAACTTGACCAGATACGCGATAATATGCTAAAACGGCGGAAGCAGAACCAGTCCAATTTAATTGTATGTAAGCGAAATAGTCGTTATTATTGAGCAACCCTGTAACTGGGGTAACACTAAAGTTAGATGGTGGAGTAATCGCCGTTCCATCCCCGGTATTCGCGGGTAAAGACTGAACTGAATATGAGCGTTCGATGGAATAGTTAATGCCAGTTGAGTATTCCAATCCTAAAATTTCAAGCGTTCCGGGTTTCCCCTCAGAAGTCGCCAAGCAACGATATAGAAGAGATTTGTCCGCGACGGTCGCGGCATCACCCGACGCCGAAATAATAAAGGTTGTCCCTTTATTTAACTCTATCCCGAAACCAGCATTCGCGGTAATCGTACTATAATTGCCGGGGGTGTTTAAAAGAAGTCTCGTTTGGATTTGAGAATTTCTAATCAAAGGAATTTGGGAAGACCCGGTAATCTGGTTCGGATCATCTAAATTACCAGTAGGCGTGATACAAGAAAGATTATATGAAAAACCAGCGTCTAAAGTTATAGTTCTATCAAGGGTAATAGCTGTTTTATTAACACTAAAATCGATAATTCTTCCACCCTGTTGTTTATTAAAACGATAGTTGTCATAAACGGAAAAAACATCGCCGGGACGAAGATAGTTTCCATATTGTCCGACAGAGAATGTAATGGTTTCAGTAATTAACCGCTCCGTTTGGAGAATCCATGAACCCAAACGATAAGCTTGACCTTTAGATGTGCAAGCGAATGCGGTAACTTCCTTTTCAATATACCCATAGCGTAAAATACCCTCTTGATCTTCGATTCTTTCAATTGCTTCTCGATAAAGGTCTGAGGGATCAGTATATCGAACGATTATAACAGTTGACCGAGTATTTTTGGCAGTATCGGCGTATTGAAAAGACCCATTTACAATATTGGCGTTTGTGTAATTATAAACTGGGCCTTTATCGGAATTTTGAGTGGCGAAAATCTTGCCATTCGCAAAATACATCATTCCACGAAATGCTGAAACTATATTTTGAAGTAAATCGTAGGCTTCGGTTCTTTGTTGTAGAGAACAATTTACGGTGTATCGAGGTTCTGATCCACCCTTTCCGTTATCAACCATTTCATCGCAATGCTGGGCGATTTCATATAGGCTCCATTTATCAACCCATTGTGTCGCAACGTATTTTCCCAAACCGTATCGTTTATTGGTGATTAAATCATATAAAATCCAAGCGGGGTTATTGGTCCATTTTAAAGTCGAATCAAAGGTTCCATTCCAGACTGAAGGGTAAACGGCGGAAGTATAGGTTCCGTCAGAATTTATAACTGTTGGTGTATATCCTTGCGGAACCTGAATTTGCGCCCCATCTAATTCGTATGCTCTTGAAGGGATAGCGGGAAATTGTTCTGCGTCTAGTATAGTGCCAACTAAAACAGACGTTGGGTAGCTGAGAGAACTAGAGGAGATAACCGAAAGCGATTCAAAATATAATTCATTTTGGGTTTTAATAGATAAAATATTGTTTGTAGTTCGCCTAACTCTAACCCTCCAAGAAAGATTGCTTTGTGTCGGTAAACCCTTGGGAAGAGTGTGGATTGTTTGTCGGACATACGCAGAAGTACATTTGCCGATGATTGAATATTCTCCTTGTTGTACCCAAGCTGTTTCGGCGACAGCAATATCTACCGCATATTTGATCTCGAAGCCATTTGTATTACCCTTGTCATCTTGGGTTAGTAATGCTGGGACTCTAACGGAAACTTTAATCGAATCTGCGTCAGGATAGGTGTTGGTGTTTAGAGTTGCTACAACACTTGTTGCGATGCCTTGATTCACTGGGGGTTGAAACAATCTAACATTACCGCCAACGGGAATTATGTTTTCGATTTTTTCAAAACTAGAGATCGGCGCTTGATCGGTTGTGCCAAGTGTATATCCAAGACTAAATCCCTGACCGGATACGTTATAATTGTATGTGCCGTCTAAATTTCTGACCCGAAGATCGTTATAGAATACTGAGGTAAGAGGGTCAGAACCGTATACCCCCGATTGAACAACGAAACCCTTAATCTGACCTTCTCCGACCAGATCTAAAATCTTAATTTGCTGTTGAGAAAATAATGTATTCGGCGCTTCATATGGCGGAGGCGGTTGAGCCGGTTGTTTCTTTTTACTCATTAGTCTTGATACTGAACGCCGCCACCATCTAAGACCGTCTCAGTAACGGAACCGATTTGATTGGTGTTGGTTGTTGAACGCTCTTGGGTATTCGTCGCCGCAGAAATCGGCATCGGTGATACTAAAGTTCTCCCATATATGATACCAACGGAGCCGCCCTGAGCGACCGCGTTAGCGTTTCCTTGGAATAAATTGGAACCGCCATCATCTACCGCTCCACTTGAACTAGTATCAAATTTTGGAACAGGCGTTAATAATTGCATAACGCCTCCTAAAATTAAAGAAGCTGCCAAACCGTAACCAATAGTTGCGGTTCCAGCGGAAATAAGAGCATTGGCACCAAAAACACCGGGGGTGGCGGCACCCCAAGTGACAATGATAAGAACGATTCCAACGACAATTTGCAGCCAAGGACTATCCCCAGAACCTTTGATGGTCGGCATAATATATATATCAGATGAACCGATTGGGCCGCTTGACTCATTTCTGACATCAATAATATTTTTTTTACTTTGAAGGCCGATCTTATAATAGCGTTTAGCACCTTCTGTGGACATATATTTCATAAACTCACCCTTGGTGTTTACGTCGATAGCACGTAAAGCTTCGCGAACTGTGTCTACGTCAAGTTCCCATTTGCGTCCAAATAGTTTTCCCAATTTACCTTCTAAATATACAGTTCTTAACATACCTTTTACCTATTCAAATGGAAATACACTTAAAACAAGCTTTTATGTCTTAAAACTTTGGAAAGTTTACTTAACATTCTCGCTTCGATCATCGCCGTTTGAGAAAGCTGCCTGATCGGATGATGAATCATTTTAGAATTACCAATAAAAATACCGAGGTGCTGTGGATAAGCTCTCATAGAATTAAACAGTAAAACATCATGTTTGTGCAATATTGTTTTTGTATTTGTTTCTATAAATCCTTCATCAGCAAATTTTAATAACATTTCTTCATTATCGCTATCTTCATAACTTTCATCTCTATCATAGTCTTTAATTAAAATACCAAAGTTTTTTTGATAGTAGTGACGAACTAAACCCAGACAGTCATTAATCCCCCAATCAAATTGAACACTTTCTATTTTATGCTCTTTAGAGAGTGGATAATACTCCAACCATTCTCCGGTTTCATGAACAAAAAGATACACTGGAAGCATCATTATTTCAGATAGTTCCTTATCGTCATCAGAAAAAGCAATTTTTTGACCAATGGGGTGACTATGAAAAATTCCGTAAGGGATACTCCATTTGGCGGCGTCTAAGTAGTCTTCGGCTGAAATTTCAAAATGATTAATCTTATCAATTGAAATATTTTGACATTTAATAAAATGGACCTTACCGTTTCCGCAGGTAATTAGACCGCAAGCCTCTTCATTTAGATTTAGTTTCGCATACTCAATTGCTTCATTTTTGATTCTAGTATTCATTTATTGAATCCTCGCTCTCGAAACTCCCGGAAAAAAGCCACCTCTTAAAATTGCGCTGCCGGGGAAATGTAATCGGCAACCGAGGGGACTCCGAGAGCAGGCATCGACTAACCACTTGCTGGGAGCGCGTAGGGGGCTGTTTTCCGCACCAGTAATACTTCCACCCCTGCACACAAAGAAAGTGCGGTCTCCAGAGGTTTGGGGTAGCGTGCTATCGATGTAGACGTAATCCCCCTCAACATAGGTCGTCACTGCATTCCATTGACCTTTGTCTTGTAAACCAGAAAGATTCCACCCCGAACCCACAAACGCTTTATTATTTTGGTCCGTAACGGGAATACCAATGTACTTACAGGTTGAAGCATCTCTAAATCTGAATGGGCATACTAAAGCTAAAACTTGCCTATTTGGTAATTTTGCACCATCAATTTCTAACACAGTAGCTAATTCAAATTGTACGAATTGAGAATTTTCCGTTACTTTTCTATTAATAAAGAAAATATCGTCAACATAGGCGGTTGTATCTGGAGTGCCAAATGGGTTTACGCCACCCCTAAAATTTACCGCATCAATGAATCGAGAGTATACTTTACGCCTCGTTACTTGAGCGCCAACAAGGTTATCAAAATTATATAATATTGTAGATAATGCTCCGCCAATATTTGAAACAGTTAGTTTTGGTCTTGGCAAAGAACCCTTGCCGTCAATTTCTACCGCTTCGATAGCAATTGGAAATTGTTCATAAGCTTGGCTATTAAAAGTTATTCGCCCTCCAACTTCATTGGAGCCATTAACAAAATAATAAATATCAGCTACGCCAAGATTCGTTCCGTCTAGTTGGAATAACTCCAACAGTGAGGAAGGTACGAATTTTGATTCTTCTGAATTAACAATTGTTTTCGGCATTAACTACACTATAGTAACGGTTTCAGAACAAAAAGCAATTAACTTATATCAAAAACTTGAACAACGTCTACGGAAGCGTCATTTATATTATATGACTGTGTCGAATAGCTAAAGCTTTTCGATATATATTTTAGACTTGGATTGTTAGTAAGTCTACCAACGGGCATCAATAATTGGAAGAGGTCAACGCCGCCTTTTTCTTCAATAAAGGTTTGTATAGCAAGAGTTTCCTTATCGGAACGACCTTGAAACGCAAGTTTCCACATATTAATATTATTATTAAGAGATACTCGCGCCCTTTGGCTATAGCCATCACCTAGTTGGGCTTCAATAACTTGTGAAGTATTTTCTAAAGAAGTCGAATAAGATGGTAAAAAATTGAAACCCGTTGTCCAAGCCGGGTTCATTAAACCATTGATAGTCCAAGCAACCGCGCTAGGTAGGGAGTTCACGCCGGGAGATAGAAATTGAACAAATCCGCTTCCAGCATTAAGAACCATACCCGTATAATCAACCGTTTCGATAAGACTCCCTCTTTGGAAATCAGGGAAAAGTCCGGTTGAAGAAAAATACAAAGTTCCAAGATTATCTTGGCGTCCAAAAAAACTCGCTGTATAAGATGGCTTATGTAATGGAATATAACCAGAATTTAAATCCATCGTTGAAAAATATAATGTCGGATTGGAGATGCTAGCCCGAACTATATCATAT